CTGACGTTCAGTCAGCAGTTCTCAGATGCAGCTGGTTCCGTTCGTCGAGAAGTTTCGCGGGGAATTAATCTCCCGCAAATCTTGACGATCAAACATCGCATCATCAAGGACAGTAAGAGCTTGCTCCCAACTGCCCAGGACGCGATCTTGATTGATCGGGTTCAGTTGCTCTCAACCGGGACTTATGTCCCGATTAAGGTGAAACTGACAGTGGAGGCCCCCGTGGATTCTGGCGTTACGAGTTCTGACATCCTTGCGGCTGTCGAATTCGTCTCGCAGATGATCCAGGAGGATGATTCAGGTCTAGACCTGGCGGACGAGATCTTCGTGAATAAACTGCAGTAATGCAGTCCACGTAGCTCGTTTGCCATTGTCAGTTAACCAAAACCAGTAGGTATCTCCTTAATCGGAGAATGCTACTATCAACCGTCAGGTAAGCTAATAGTTTAGCCATGCATATGATATTGAAAGCATATAGTCGCCTGCTAGCCGACGTTTCTGATGCTTCAGGGGTACCCCTTAAGGGTGCTTCCGATTGTATCGAGATGAGTTGGGTCCTCCAAGGAGGTCCCGCGCTAGACCGGCAGCTGTTGTGGTGGCTTGAGCATGGGGGGAATACCCCCACTTGTCCTGAGTGGCTTTCGCCGCTTTGGGATAAGTTTGTGTCTGACCCTATGGGTCAGGCATGTTTACTCAAGTACATACGTCAGTTGTTGGCTTTCGGTTACAAAGCTGCGTTCGAACCTACAAATGAACAACTCGCGGAGGCACAAGCCTCCTTTGAAGAAGTCGATTCGAGTATTGGTATATGGGATCATTGGTTTAGTACTAATGGATCCCGACCGATATTTAGAACCGCTCGTGCGCTGGTTGGTCGTGTCATATACGCGATTGACTGGCAGCGGATAATACCTGGACACGGACCCGGCTCGGTATTTCCGAGCAGGGCTCCCCATGTCAAGGGAAAGTTCCGCACTATCTATCGCTCCCTAGAGGATCATTATCCGTTCTTCGACTACTTCTGCATGCTTCCCAGTTTTTGGGGGCAGGCATTAGCTGGTCTACGTCCGGTGTTTGGTCCGCCGTGCGAGTATACTCATACTCGAATGGTTTGGGTTCCTAAGGATTCACGTGGTCCACGCCTAATAAGCGTGCATCCCACTGAGTTGATATGGATCCAACAAGGTCAGCGTCGTCTACTAGAGCAAGCCATTAAGCGTTCCAAACTAACCATGAAAGTATTAAACCTAAATGATCAGTCTGTCAACGCTTCTTTGGCGTTGGCATCGTCGTCGGATCGGGCTTATTGCACGATCGACTTAAAAGATGCCTCCGATAGCATGTCGTGTCAGCTCGTAAAGTACCTCTTCGGAGGTGCCTATGAGAAGATCGCATGTTCGCGTGCACAAATAGTAGAACTCCTGGATGGTCGATCAATGAAGCTCAGAAAGTTCGCTCCTATGGGGAATTGTTTAACGTTCCCTGTTCAGAGTTTAGTGTTCTGGGCTATGGTTCGGGCTGGCATTCTATCTCGTTACGGTGAGAACTGTGACGAGGTATTTGTCTACGGCGATGATATCATCGTTCCTAGTAAGTATATCCGTGGCGCTATAGAAGGGTTAGTTGCCGCTGGCCTTCGGGTCAACGTAAACAAGACCTTCTACAAAGGACTCTTCCGAGAGTCCTGCGGCGTTGATGCCTTTAACGGCATTGATGTAACGCCCCACAGACTGAAACGACATGACGTCTCGCTGGCTCCTACCCTCGTGTCCTTATGTGCGCTTGCTAAAAACTTGCGCATGGCGGGATACGAATGGACTGCGTCATACCTGTATAATCAAGTTCGTAAAGAGCTTGGGTCGTTACCTTTCAGTAACGATCCCCAGGCTCAGTACTTGGTTGAATATGTGGATAAGGGTTGG